CATCATCTAAATATTCTCCATTTAATTCATAAATTAATTTAAATTCTCTACCTTGCGCTTGATGTATTCTTTTATGAATAGCACTAAATACTTTAGACCCTTGTTCTATTAAAGCAATAGTAGTTCCAACTGGACCTGATCCAGCTGAATCTCCAATCATTGCATCTGCAATAGAAGCAAAACGTCTCCCTGACTCAGTTAACACTCCAAGTAATTGAAGTAATGTTGGTGATGGTTCTTTGAAAGGGAGAGGAATAAAAGATTTACGCAAGTCATCACCATATGCTTCTACTTCAACCCATTCACCTGGAGAGACAGTAATATCTCCTCCTTCAATTCTTGCTCCTTTAGCTCTAAAACCTCCATTGAGATTTGCAAAAGCAGCTGAATCTAATAGTGCTCTTAAAGCACCAGTGCTTGCATGTTGAAGTCCACCTATCATTTGTATAAGACCGAAGCCATAAAAGCCCAAGCCAGGAAGATATTTATAATGAATAAAATAAGTTCTTTTTCTTCTTAATGAATCTTCTTCTTTCCAATTTCTTCTAATAGATAATACTCTTTGTGATTCATAATCAATAGTAACAATATAAGGTAAAGCTAATCCATCTCTATCTTCGCCTAAATCTAAATTTGCATGGACTTCTAAAAGAGTATGTATTTTATCAGCCATACTTGGTGTCATACCTTCTAATTTTTGTAAAGTTTGTTCAACTAAATCTCCACTATTAGCTCCTGCATTACTTTCAGCTTTACTTAATGGAACATCTTTATAATAACCTGAAATTTGATGTTTTCTTATTTCAGTTCTTGTTAATTTCATTAGTTGAGTATATCTATCTGCTGTTTCTAAATCTGTATTTTCCATAGAGATTACAAAATCTTCTGCTGGTACAAATTTAGAGCAAATTCTATCTAAGGTATTATCAAAATATATTTTTTTAAAAGCACTTCCTGCAAGAGATAAATAAAATAACATTTGATCTAGTTCATTAAAATAATCAGGGATTTCTTGAGTTACTTGAAAGTTCATGAAGTCTTGAACTCTTTGTGCTTGTTCTAATTTTTTATCTGTAGTTTTTCCAATAATTTGTGTTTTAACAGGACCACCTGCTGGAAACATTTCAGCAATAGCTCTAGCTTGAAATTGTGTTGCTGCTTCTGCAAGTAAAGGATGATGAACACCAGAGGCTCCTGGAAAAGGATCTTGTCTATCTTCTACTACTATTCCTAACATTCGAAGTCCTTTAGAATATTGATCTTCCCAATTTTTTCTAGAACTTTTATCATCTTCGAAAGCTCTTACTAAATCTTTTCCTACTTTTGCAACTTCTCTTTCAGGTAATTCTTCTGCTAAATTTGTATAATGATTTCTTTCAAAAACTTCTTCATCTTTTTCAGTTTGATCTTGATCTATATCAACTCTAACTTTTTCACCTTTATCATTTGTGAATTGTAATTTTTTTTTTTCTAGTTCAACTTCCATTATATTTTCTTCTTCTTCTTTTTTTTCTTTTTATAATTTCCAGATGCTTCTTCTTTTTCCCATTTTTTAGCCATCTTGGGTTTATTAATATGCATCCATTTTCTTTGTTTTTCTGATTTAAAAGGCATATATTTTTTTAATAGAGTGAGCTTTAGTATTAAAGCAAAATTGATTCATATATAACTAAAGCCTCCTCTATTGATTAGTTACTTTTTTTTTTTAAAACCGTAAGTCCCTTTAGGCTTACGAGTAGCTTTAGCTACTTTTCTTCTACCAGCCATAGACATTTTTTTACCTGACTCTTTTCCTCTAGTCATTCCTAGCTGTTCGTCTTTTCTAGCATTGTATCCTTGTTTTTTCATATTAGTATACCTCCTGGTTCATACCATACTTTCCTATTAGTAGATATAAAACAAAAATATTAATATTGAAAGCTTTAAATTTTGGTTAATTTTTTTCGATTGTATGCTTTTTTATTCTGAATAATCTTTTGTTTAAAATGTCTTAATTGCTTCGCAACAGGGTTGCGCTTTTTATTAGCTTTTTTCACTATTATTTTAGAATAAGCTTGACTATACTTTTTTCACCTAAATATATCTCTGTTTCAGCTAATGACTTAATACATTGATATTGAACATGACTTTTAGATTCACGCTCAGCCACTCTTTTACCTTTTAAACAAGTAGACATATTTGGTTGAATTCTATGTTCTTTAATTTCTTGATTAACTATCATTAATAATGCTATTACTATTTCTTCCATATTTCAACCTCCATTTCCATTTTTATAATGTATTTCTCTATTAGAATCCTTAAGTTCTTCAATATCTTCTAAAGCTTTTTCTAATTGTTTAGTTAAAAATTCTATATTTACTTTATTATGCATTCCTGATTCTTGTTGTACTTGTAACTTTTCTACTTGTTTATATAATTCCTCGATCAACATAAATTGTTCTGAATCTGCTGGAAGTGATCCTAAAGTTCCTCGTGGCCAGCCTATTCTAAATGCTGTGTTCTCTACTAAATCTTTTTGCATTAACTCTACCTGAGTTTGAAGTCTATTTTGAGTTTCAATCACACCGAAGTAAGCCCAGGTTCCAATCGCTACAAGAGTGATTAAACTTGCAACCGTCTTCATTGGCATTTGTACTGCTGCTTCTTCTGAAATTTTAAGTGCCATTAGTTATAACTGTATCCTGTGTTTCCTTGTTCTAATTTTTTAAATAATTTTTCGTGTTGGTCCATGATCTCTTCATCAGAGTCCATCATCTTATCCATTTTATCTTCTAGTTTTATAACTTGTCTTTCAAGTTTATGTACTTTATCTTCATGGACTGCCTGGATAGTTGACAGTTCAAAAGTTCTAGATAAGCTCCAACCAGCTAGAGCTAATAAAATTCCAACTAGCATAGTCATTAATTTTTCTAACATTTTTTACCTAAAATTAAAAAAGCCAATACAAGCTGCTATAATAGTTCCTATACCAACTAATACCGCAACAGCTCCTTTACCTCGTGATACATCATCTGAAAGTTTAGATACTTTTTTATTTAATTCATCTATGGCTTTAATTAATTGTTTCATTCTTTCAGCACATAATTTTTCATGAGAAGAAAGTCTAATACCTAAAGAAGCATTCACTAATGCTGCAGATGATTTTTTTGCCATAAATTACCTTTTTTTAAAAAGTTATATAACAAAAATTATAAAATTAAAAGAATTACAAGTAAGCTTTTTTAACTATAAGGACCATAATTTTTTCCACCACCTGTATCAAATCCAGCATCAGAAGTAACTCCTTGATCTTGATTAGTACCTCTAAAATCTGGTTCATCTTTATGAATATTAAATCCTTCTTCACCATAAGTTGGAGCATTATAAGTCATCATATCTACAGTTTGAATATCGCCTTGTTTATCTTGATCAGTTATATTTTCTATTCTTTCTCTTTCAGCTTTATTAATAGCTCCTCCTGCAAGGATTGGAATTGCCCAAGGGGCTACTACTGATAATACACCAGAACCTCCTGCAAGAGCAATACCAGTTCCTCCTACTCTTACAGCATTTTGAACTCCTGGAGGTATTCCTAAATTTTCTTCTACCCACCCATTATAGGCAGCTATATTATTATTTACTGTATTTTTATATCCATCCAGTTTTTTTTCTTTATCAAAGTTCCATTTAAATTTTGATTTTTTTTTTTCTTTTCCTAAATCTGGAAAATAATCAGAAGTTCCTTCTAAATTAGTTAATATTTTTTCTCTTTGTTTTTTATTTTTTGCATCTTCTTTTATTTTTTTTAAATATTCATTATCTTTATTATCTTTAGAAGTTTCTATAATTTCTTTAGTAATTTTAGAAGTATCTACACTATCAGGTTGTTTTACTTGACAAATACCATTTACTGACATTCGTCCATCTGAACATACAAATTCATTTGTTTCTTGATAATTATATAATAAATCGTTAATAGTTGCCATATCATCTACCTTGTCTACGGTATTTCTTATACGACCTTTTTTCGTGTTTGTTAAGATTTTTTTTATGTCGTCTAGGACGTTTTGGAGGTTTATCTCGAGGAGTAAAGTTTAAAAACTTTATTCGAGCCATTTACTTATTT